TGCCCCCAGAGTTGTATCTGCTGTTGTTACATCTACTTTCATGCTTTTTGAAAACTCATTCGGAGAAGTAGACGATTGTGTCACAGTCATCTCTGCTGTAGTGCTACCAGCTTCTTGCCACTTAAATCTATCAAGCGTGTATTGACTGTCACCGTTACCCATTGTGGCAAATGACGTACCACGCTGTGCCACGATTTGTGAACCATTCAGAATAAGATTCCTTCGCCCATGTATCGCATTGTCAGCGACAGAGGCGTTTGTGATTTTAGATAGTGCCATGTCTGTCTCCTACGCGTCATCTGTTTGATAGGTTACTGTTGCAAGGTAATTTCTGCCAGTTGTTGCCGCTGGATTGCCGCCTGACGTGGTTTGTAAAAAACCTGCCTTTGTGTTGTAAACTATTACCCACTGTCCCATGTCGCCTGTTGAAGCGTTTTCACGCCATACACCAGCAATCCTCATACTTGCAGTGTTATTCGTGAAGGGTAAGTTTCCAATGGTTAAGTCAGCCCCAGCGTTGCCTGATGCAGTTATTAGAATATTAGCAGTAACATGACAAAGCCTACCTATCCTTGTATATGTTCCGGTCATTGTAAGCCCGTTAAAACTGCCAGAACCGGATGTAAATGTTGGTGTCCAAGTACCAGTTCTGTAAAAATCATCTGCCGCTTTCGATAGAGTAATTGCATCATCTGCAATGCTTGCGGTTACTACAGCGTTGTCTGCAATCTTAGCTGATGTTACAGCATCGTCTACAATCTTGGCTGTGCTTACAGAAGCATCTGGCGGCACGATAGTACCCACCGCTTTACCCTGATAGACCACATAGAAGTCATCAGTTGATGCTACTGCACCTGTCATTGTCAGCGTTGTGCCTGTAGCAGTGTAAGCTACTGCTGGCTCCTGACGGACGTTATTTACGAACACTTCTATTTCATTAGCGTTAGCAACAGCGTGAGACAGCGTGTAGCTTGTCCCACCGTTGCCTGTGATGTCCTGCTTGTCCATAGAGGTGAACGCATGTTGTAGTTTGATTACCTACGTATCCCATTGGGTCACTCCCTTATGTACTAATAGCATCAACAGCAGATACCCATACGTCACAGGAGCTGGCTGTATCTGATTTGACATAGAGTCTGTCACCAGACTGGACGATGATCTTTGATCCACCATCGATCAGCTCAAGAGATGATCCAGCAGGTATNGGTGCATCCTTAACTAGCATNATGTCGTTAGTGCCATCGTTNATGTANGCATCAACNTTGATCATGTTNGTTGTTACGTTGCCTAACCTTATGCCTACGATAGTNTCGTATGAGTCAAAGTTNGCACCATCAGGTACGTCCTGTGCATTAGTACCGACAGCATTGATTGTGTAGCGTCTGAAGTTCTGTGCCATTTATGTTTTCCTCGTTATAGAGCTATTGCTACTGCAATGGCGAAACCAGCCGTTGCACCATCTATTGCTTCAATAGCTATCCAAGAAGTGCCATCGAAATACTTGAGTTTATTTACTGTTGTGTTGAAGAAGATGTCACCACTGGTATGACCGCTAGATGGGTCACTTGAGCCTGAGCCAAGGTAGACAGCTTGGAATGATGTAAGACTACCAGAGGCACTTGAAGCGGCTGACTGTGCGGCTTCTGCGTAATACTTAGCTGAGTAAAGGCCACCAGCCACTGCTGTAGCTGTCGTGTAACTTCCACCACCACCTAATGCCCACTGCTTCGCACTACCGACAGACTGGTTAGTACCTAGTGCATATTCTTTTGCTGAATACTCACTAGAGCTATCTACAACTCCGTTGGTCTTAACTGCCCAGTCTTTAGATGATCCTGTCTGACCATCAACACCAGTACCACCTACAGCAAAGGCTTTGGATGAGTAGTTAGTTGATGCAACTATACCATCTACCTTAGATGCCCACTGGCTAGACAAGGTAGCTGAGGCAGAACTATTAGATGCCTGTGTAGTGGCTGTAGATGCACTTGTTGTTGCTGAGTTCTTTGAAGCTAAAGCAGATGCTTTATCGGCAGTGGTGGTAACTACATCAGCCGCTGTGGATACTGCATCAGCCGCTGTAGACACTGCATCAGCCGCTGTAGATGTCGCATTAGCCGCTGTAAGCGTCTGGTAATGTAGAGCTGAGAAACCTGTAGTTGAACTATCGCTTAGTGTAAACTGACTGTTAGCCGCGTTCAATGCCAGCTTAGTAGCATCAGCTACCACGTTGTTTGTAGTGGTGACTGCACTAGAGGCTGTAGATGCTGATGATGTCGCTGACTGAGCTTGTGTGGTCGCAGTAGCGGCTGAAGTTGCGGCGGCGTTTTCACTAGCTGTAGCCGATTGCTGACTAGCGGCGGCGTTCTGTTTATTAGTGAAGCTATCGTTCTTATAGCTCAATGCAGAGGCGGCACTAGAGGCCGCATTGGTCTCACTTGTAGCGGCGGCTGAGGCACTAGAGGCGGCGGCTAAAGCTGAAGCGGCAACGGACTCTACACTGGCGGCAAAAGAGGCTGATAGGGTTGCGGAGGTGCCTGAGCTTTTGAAGAAGCTTGTTGATGCCATCGAAGTCTCCGCTAGTTAGTTGAGTATGATGATTGATAGTCAGTATATGTGTATGTTGGCTGGATGGCCTGTATGCCACCATTCATCTCCTGATCGTTTGCTTGCTCTTGTATCTCAGTCAGGAATTGATTGAACTTCTGTTCAAAGACAGCGGCACGTTCATCAAGGTAGTAGTCTGCGGCATATGTAAGGCCAGCATAGATTATCAAGTCGGGAGCAACAGCCGCCAATGCGTTCTCATCGCTGTCAGCAGACATAGCCGCAAACTCACCGTAGTAATATAAGACAAGGCTACCAGTGGTGGGCTGTGGGTGTACTAACAAGCTAGATTGCTGACGTGTGAATGTAGTTGGATTACCTGCTGTTGGATTAGTAGCCACAGCTCTATACTTAGACATAGGAATCCGTTGTAGCTCATACTCATCGTAGTAGAGGCTAATGATCTCCAAGAAGTCGTTTGGTAACGTAAAAGAACCTGTCTGACTGCTAACTGTGTATGTGTTTAGGTTCTCATTTAACGGAGTACGAAGCTGGCGTTGAATACGTGAGATACCTTGGTCAATGAAACGTTGTGTTAGGGTTGCTGTAATGTCGCTTCTGTTAAGAAGGTCATTGAAATGACTTTTAATATCTCCGTAGTTCATCTAGGTATTCCTCGTCTTGGGTTTCTTTTTAGCAGTCTTGGCGGCTTTCACAAATGCGGCGTTAGTAGGTGCGCCTTCAGAACCTGCTGAACGCATACGCTCACCAGAACCTGCCTTGATCCGCGCCCTCTTTTTGGCAATGTTTCTGTAAAGACTCATATTGATTTCTCCGTTGCCATGAAGCCATCAAGGTTTTCTGACTTGAGTTTCTTGATGATCTCTTTGAGAGGAACTTTACCGTCCATGATGTCGAAGCCTTCTTTCTTCCATTTCTCGACAAAGATCGTAGGAATACTTGCTACGTGCTGGAACTCACCCTCACGTTGGCTGGTACTCATGTTTCTTTTGTATTTGAGGTCGTCTAGGAAGGATTGGCTGATGTGCTGGCTATCTGTTCTAACGAGATTACCTGCCTCTTCGCTGAAGTCATTGTTGACTCCAACTAGGTCTATTTTAGGGGTGATGCTCATATCTCAATACCCCCTATAACAATACATCTATAATCTATTGTTTTCCATTGACCGTCTTTAGGCATCTTGTTGAATGTAAGCATTGCCTTATGACATTCTTGCTGTGTACGAAAGAAATCAACTGGCTGTTTGACACATATCTCAGAGGTGCAAACAGTTAAGAGCAGTGTCCAGACTATTGTCATAGGATACTCCTTTGTTATGTCTTAATGATGGAGATACAAAGAAAAGGCGTGAGGGGCAGTGGTAAGGAGAGCAAAAGCCACTGTTGCTCCCCTCACTCCTTTTAGAACTTAGCTAAGGCCAGTAATCATGCCTGAGCCTTTAGGGTTCTTGTGCATAAGGCCAAGCTCACCGACAACCATATGGGTGTCAGAGTCACCTGTCTTAGCAAGCAGTGTCCGTGCAAATGGACGCAATGAAGCTGTACGCCACATTGTTGGGTCAAGCAGGAACGCATGTGTTGACATCTGGTGGCGGTTAAGAACCACCTTGTACTCACCAAACGGAGAAACATACAAGTTCACAGCATTTGTGAGTGTAGTTTGACCATCATTGAAGTCGCGTGTACGTCCAGAAGCACCTGTGAATCCTGCAATGATCAATGAGTCAGCAGGTTTCACCATCATGACTGAAGCGTCACCGCCAGCGTCATAGATAGCTTGCATGTTTACAAGCATCTTGGCTTCTGTAAGTGCGTCTGTTGAGTTCGATCCTGCATCTGTTGAAACTGATGAGTCGATCAGTTGATCAGCAGAGGCCATCTCACGGGCTGTAGTAGCGTTACCAGCCGCTGTTGCATTAGAAGCACCAACGAAAGCAAACTCTACGTCTTTCTTGATTTCTTTCAAGGCTTTTGAAAGTTGGTATGCAGTTTCCTTCGCTCTACCGTATGCTTTAACAGCATCTGCTGTTGCTGACACTTGGAAGGTCTTTTGAAGGATTTGTGTGTTACCTGTAATCATTACAGTCGGAATGGCTGTACCTGCTGATGCAGTGAAGCCCTCAAGCTGTGCGTTTGATGAGGCAGAAGCAAGAGTATCTGTCATGTATTGATACTGTCGAGCATGGACTTTCTCAGTCTTGATCATGCTGTACATAGGTGTATCAGTTGGAGTGATGTCGCTGATGATATTAGATACGTCTTCAGCGAGGCCGATTTGTTCATAGGTCTTATAGATTGCCATTGGGTTTATTATCCTCTTATTGGCTAAGTGTTGTTTTTATGTCTCCCAACTACCTAAGATTGCGGCGGCTATATCGTCTAAGTCCCTGCCCCCATTGGCGACCATCTTCTGCCTAGCTCTTTCTGCGTTGGCTTTGGTTGATGCTTTTGGATCAGGTGTCTTCTTTGTACGAAGCACCTTCTTGGCAGTTGCACTTTTCTTTTTAACCAGTGCTACCTTCTTACCTTCATCGTATAGTCGAGCCTTATTGAGTAGTTTGATAACGCTCGGATCGACATACTGATTAACTTGGTCTTCTGGTAAGCCTTGGTTAACTGCATAGCTTCTAATGTCATCATAGAGGGCGTTACTCCAGTCAGGTATGTCTTCTTGGAGGACTTTCACACACTCTTTAGCGGCGTCCCGTTGTTGAGCCTGTG